ATCTGTTCAGCAAGTAGTCAATTATTTGATGGATAATTACGGCAAAAGCGCCTCAAATTTGGAAGATGTACGCAAATCGGTACAAATACCAGTACAAAGTGAAAAAAAGCCAATTTTGGAGCCTCCTAGTCACTTAACTGGAATAGATTTAGTGATATGGAAAGCTGAAAATCAAAAATAATTCGTAAATTAGCGTATGAAAAACAAACTACAAATGATGAAACGCGCGGATGGATCATATTCTCGTAGAGGATTATGGGATAATATTCGCGCCAACAAAGGAAGTGGAAAGAAGCCAACTCCGGAAATGTTGAAACAAGAGAAAAAAATTAAAGCAGAAGAAAAAAAATAGTTATGTCAGGAGCTTGGCAAAGAAAAGAAGGTAAAAATCCAGAAGGCGGATTAAACGCAAAAGGTCGTGCATCTTACAATGCTGAAACTGGTGGTAATTTAAAAGCCCCAGTTAAATCTGGCGTTAATCCTAGAAGGGTTTCATTTGCTGCTAGATTTAGTGGCATGTTAGGTGCTATGAAAAAGCCTAATGGTGAACCTACTCGCAAAGCATTGGCTCTTAAAGCTTGGGGATTTGGCAGTGTTGAAGCTGCTCGTAAATTCGCAAATAAACATAAGAAGTCATAATGGATAAAGATATTTGCACAACCCATGAAACTTTACTTGAAGATGGGGCATGCGTAAAATGTCTTTCTGAAGATAATAAATAAGGCGGTTTTTTAGGCCGCCTTTATTATTTAGAATATTTTAGATTTCATATCTGAAACTTCTTTGTCTTTTAGTTTAAATAGTTCATCGTTTTCATAAGTTATCTTTACCTGTCTATATTTTGTTATTTCTACGGAATAACTAGCTCCATCTAAATTTGACCAATAAGATGAATATGTACATTTTTCCTTTTCTACAGCCTGCATCTCATAACCATCGCCATCATAGTATGGACTAGAAAAAAACTGAAATCTATCAGTTGTTTTACCGTATTTTTCAAGAAATAAGTTGTGGTAATTGTTAAATTGATATTTAAGATCATTCCAATTATCTTTTTTTGGAAGATAAACGCTTGCCTTAAAAACTTTATTTGTTTTTGGAGTTTTAAATAAATAAACTTCAATATTAGTAGATGCTACGTTGCCTCTTAAAGTAGCCCCTTCTGGAAATGTTTGTTCTAAAACATAGCCCTTAGATTTAAACTTTTGTAATGTACTTGTAAAGTCACCTGAAATTGAAATGCCATCAAATACTTGTGACATTCCGGTGCTTACTAAAAAAATAATGATAAATGTGGTTGTTATTAGCTTTTTCATGTTTGTTATTTTTGTGGTTATTGATTTTGTTCTGCTTGCATTTCTAAAATCTGTCTGCCTTTATCTGATAATGGCCTTGCGAATAGCCTTAGTTTCTTTCCGGTAGTTGGGCATAAAAATGTTATACCAACATCCATGTATGATTTTAAAACTATCTCCATTACGCCATCTGATTTTTCACTAGCTCCAATTACATGTGGATCATCATAATCAAATTGCATACAAAAGTCGCATCCATCAAGTACTTGTGCATTAGATGGTAGGTTGAGTTCTTTTTCTTTTTTCTTAGCCATTTTTATTTGTTTAATTCGTTAATATCAACAATTTTTACTTCTTCTCCGTTTATCATAGCATCTAATGTAGATTCTATAATTTCTCTTTGTTCTGGATTTAACAAAGCTACCTTTTCAACAATAGCCGGAACTGCAAAAACATCACTTTGTATTTCGTTTTTAATTCCAATTCTAACTTCGGTTGTAAGAAAAGGGTGGGTTATAATATCATTAAAAATCCAATCTATTTTTTTACTATAATTCTTAAATATCCTTTCTCCCTGTGAGTTGGGAAACTCCCTGCAAAAATCTTCTAATTGCTCTTGGGCCATTTTTAGATTTTGGATTGCATTTATGATATTAGCTCCGGTCATTTATTGAAATTTAGATGTTTGTTTTCAAGTTCAAATAAAAATTCTCTTGCTTTTTCTACTTTGTGCTGAATCTTTAGAATATCATCTTCATTCCTTTCCACATTGAATATTAATATTCTTTCAGGGACTGCAATATCATCAAATGTCATATTAAACTCAAGTTTCATTGACTCTTTTACATATTCTGGGCTTTCTTCTGAAACAACATTCATCTTATTAAGTAAGTATCTTTTCTCTTGCTCAACAATGTTAAATGGCGTATTTACAAGACAGTATGCAATATGTCCACTAGTAGCACCTGTAAGCCACATGTAAGATTGAAGCTGCCAGTAATACAAATTATCAAGCTTATCTGGAATATTTCCCAAGAACGTCCAAAGGTCATAGCTTGATTTAATATCAATAACTTTATTCGGGTTAACAGTTATTATATCTGGATGCCCTGATATGTAATCATTAGTAAATCTGTGTTCATTTTTACTATAATCCACTTCCCAAAAACTATTTAAAAGCTCAATTGAATCATCTTCAACTTCAACGCCTTTCTTCATTTGCCTTGTTTGTATATCTCGCTTTCTGCCATATTTTTCAGCGATATAAACTTCAATTAAATGTTTTTGTGCGGTTTTAGATAGAAGCCCAGCTTCTTTTTCAGCTTTAGTTACCGGCTCAGTCATTAAATAACCAACAGAGCTTGATCTAATAAGTGTTTCATTCCATTTCATAATTAAAGGTTGTTTAGTTTGTTATTATAATATTCCAGCAATTCAGGATTGTTTTTACACATTAGTTCCCAAGCTTTTAATTCCTGTTTTGTTGTGCAAGAATTAATAAACTCTTTTGTTCTTTCTGTTAGTGTCTTTTTTGATTGTGTTGGTATTACTTTTTCAACAATTGGTTCATCTTGTTCAAAATAAAGTCCAGCTTCTTCAATCTGTTTAACACTTTTTTTATGGTATTCTTCAACCAGTTGTCTTGCGTTATCAAGAGCCTTATCTGCTGATTCACCCGGATTCAACGCAAACTCAACTCCTATTTTTTCTGATGAATAATTACCTAAATTAAATGTTCTGGTGTAGTGGATGGTTTGTATGTGCATAATACTTATTTTATTCTAGTTACATTGGTTTTTTTATCGTTTGCTTTAATTTTAAATACTTTGTTTTTGTGTTCTTCTTTTCTTTTTAGATTAGAAACCATAACCATTACAGACGTATATGGGTTTTCTAATAGTAAACTTTCTCCTACTTGGAGTTCTGATACCTTGCTTGATACTGAATCTGGACTAATGTTTCTTGCCATTTTTATGTGTTTTTAATATTTGAGTACAAAATTAATTTAATTAATTTAATTAAAAAAATAAATTTAATTAAACTTCTTTTTTATTAGGTTCAACTTTGATCTATACTCAATAATTAAAGACTTCAATTCTTCTTTTGTAGGCTTCGCAACTTGTCTAGCTAATTCTCTCAAATAATCTACTACGCCATTGTTTTCTGCATCAAGCTTGTATTCAAATTCTTCTAAATTACCCATCTTAAAATAATTTTCTTCCATTGATTGTGGCCTACAATTTGCCTCCAACCATCTGGTGCCAAGATTTGCTCTGGGAATAAAGTGGCCGCATTGTATCTCTTGCCATCTCATCTTTTTACCAGAAGTATAACACTCTACCATACCTTCTTTATCGGCATATTTACATCTTATATACTGGCTGAATATATGGTCTAAATCTGAAACTAAATTTTGAAAGCTTTCTACATCATCTTCAAATTCTTCCATTCTTTTTTGCGTAGATTCAATTGTAGCACATTGCTTACACATCTTTTTTGAAAAATGATAATCAATATTTCCGCATCTAACGCATCTCTTTTTCTTCACTATTATCGTTGAGTTTCTCATCTTCTTTTAGTTTATGTAGTTTGTTATTTATAAATTTATATTTACCTAAATACTCTCCATTTTTTGTAACCTCTATTATCAGGTCTAATTTTTTAGCCAAGTCATATATCATTTCCCTATTTTCCATTTGCAAATTTAATTAAATTAATTAAACCACAAAATTATTTTTAAAAAAAATTAAAAATATTTGGGATTTTAAAAATTAATACTATTTTTGCTTCTCAACATTATAATTTATGGAAGAAATAAAAACAATGAAGCTTCACGAAAGAATCAAGGAAGCTATGGATGGTCGTACTCAGCGTTGGCTTTCATTAAATGCCAAGATACCAGAATCGGAATTATCGCGCAAAATGCAGGGTAAATTACTATTTACGGATAGTGAGATTACACGCATAAATGAAGCTTTAAAAACCGATTTTATAAACGATTAATTATATCTAAATGGCTCGCCCAAAAAAGAATTATTGTGATTATTTCCCTCATGATAGGGATATGAGAAACCACAGAAAGGTTAAGGCTATTCGTACTAAATTTGGGCCTATAGGTTATGCTATTTGGTCTATGACATTAGAATACTTAACAGGTATTGATGGTAATGAATTTGAGTATTCTGATGTTGAATTTGAACTAATGGCAGGAGATTTTGGAGTTTCTGCTACGGAAATACGGGATGTGATTGATTACTGTATCAAATTGGATATG